GAAAGGACCCTTGTCCCTGACATCTTGGACTTCGGCATCACATCTTTTGCGACTGAACACGCGAAAGCACAGACCGACCTGACCCGTACTATCCGCAATGAGTGGTGGTACAAAAAGGGCATCAAGGGCGAGATGGTACCGTCCTACCTGACGGACTCGCAGTGGACACGCTGCAACGCTTACCTTGTTTTGTGGAAGTTCGCCCTCCCCCAGCTTACTAACTGGGTGCAGGATGATCGCTTTCTGAACATGATTAACTTCTACCAGGAGCGATACCAAGAAGAATTGGTGGCGGTCTTTGCTGATGGTGTGGAGTACGACGACGACAACTCGGGCACGATAGAAGATGACGAGAGGGGTATTGTCTCCTATGGGCGGCTCGTCAGATGAGTATGCGTATCGATGTAGATGTTTTCCCAGATGACTTCAAGCGCATCACGAGAGATCAGCGCCGGGATATAAAGCGGGGAATAACCCGAGGCTTAGGTCAAGCGGCGCTCAAGGGCAAAGACATTATCGACACCAGGACGGGTGAGGGTCGAGGCTTCAAAGGCAAATTCGCGCCGTATCCAGAAAAATACATAAAATCACTAAAGCGCGCGGGCTATCCAACCTTCCCTGTAGATTTAGAAAACGAAGGCGATATGCTTCGGTCAATGCAAGCCAAAGTTACCAAGTCAGACGAGGCGATGCTGTTTTTCGATAGCGCCAAGGAAGCTAAAAAAGCTGCGTTTAACAATAGGACGCGGCCATTTTTTGGTTTCAACCGAAAAGAAGAGCGCGAGATTGGTGATGTATTCAGGAAACAGTTAAGGCTATGAGCGTTAGGGAAAGCATAGCAACCAATTTGGTGACAGCGTTACAGGCAGTGACCACCCCCACCAATATCAAGTTCGTCACTCGTGAACCGTTTGAGTTCGACAAGCTGAGCAACGCTCAATATCCAGCGGTGCTGGTAAGAACGACAAACGAAAACAGAGAAGACGGCACTGTGGGTGGAAGTATTACCCAGCGGTTCGGGACTATTGATTACCAACTTGTCTGCTATGTGAAAGGGACGGGTTTGGACACAGCAAGGAATAACATTGTCGAGTCTATCGAAGAAAAGCTCGATGAAGACAGATCACGCGGTGGACACGCAATCGATACGCAAATCGTGAGCGTGGAAGCCGACGATGGCAGTATTGCCCCCATCGGTGGGGTGATTATAACGGTACGAATTGAGTACCAATACACTCGTGGAACAACCTAAAGGGGTTAAATCATGGCAACGACTAAAGGCTCAAGCGGCGTAGTCAAACTGGCGGTGAGCGGCGGCAGTGTCGCTGCTATGGGTGAAGTTCGCAGCTTCACACTCTCTGAATCTGCAGACACAATCGAAGACAGTGTGATGGGTGACACCGCTCGCACATACTTATCTTCGTTAACGTCTGCCACCCTCTCAATGGAGGTCTACTGGGATGACGCTGACACAGTCCAACTCGTAATGGACTCAGGTGCAGACATAGACTTCGAGCTTTACCCAACGGGAACAGGCACCGGCGAAAAGTACTACAGTGGTGGTGGTATTGTGACTAGCAAAGAAATAACAGCATCCTTTGATGGTATGGTTGAGGGCACGTTTGAGCTACAAGTCTCGGGCGCTGTAACCGAAGCAACTGCATAAGGAAATCCCAAAATGGGACTAGCTAAAGAACTAAGAAACAGAAGACAACTGAATGCTCGAAAGATCGAGGTCGCGGCATGGGCTGATCCAGACGGGCAGCCCTTTGCCATGTATTGCTTCCCGATCACCTGTTACGACGTGAACGAATTGCAGAAGAAGCATCCCAAGTTCATGGAAAACACGACAATGGCGGCGATGATCGACTTGATTGTGATGAAAGCCAGCGACCAAGATGGCAACAGATTGTTCACTGCAGCAGAAGACCGAATTGACCTACTAGGGGAGGAGACTGGGGTCATTTCAAGCATCGCCGAGCAGATGTTTGCAGAAATCCAGACCATAGAGGATCAGGAAAAAAACTGAGGGCCGATTCGTTAAGGTTTAATTTGATTGCCTTGGCGGATCGGCTACACATCAGTATTGGCGAAGCCGAGCAAATGCCCCTCTCTGAATTTAATGAGTGGGCGGCATTCTTCAAGATAATGAGCGAGAGGCAGGAAGATGGCTGACCAGAACGTCAACATAACCATTCGGGCGTTAGATAAAACCAAGAAAGGTTTTGCATCTGTTACTGGTGGTCTAAAGCGTGTCGCTGGCTCCGTACTCAACATGAAGACCGCTATCGTCGGCGCTGTTGGCGCTGGTGGTTTTGGTGCCCTGATTCAATCTTCCATTAACGCTGGTGACGAACTAGCAAAGACAGCAGACAAGTTGGGAGTGACAACTCAAGCGCTCGCTGGATTACGTCACGCAGCAGAGCTTACAGGCGTGTCTACGGGCACGATGGACATGGCCCTGCAAAGGTTCACTAGACGCGCTGCAGAGGCTGCAAAGGGCACAGGAGAGGCCAAGGGCGCATTGCGTGAGCTTGGTATTGATGCTGAGTCTTTGGTTCGCCTGCCCCTCGATGACCAAATGAATATCGTGGCAGAGGCGATGTCTGGTGTGGAGACTCAATCAGACCGCGTGCGGTTAGCGATGAAGCTCTTTGACAGTGAAGGTGTCGCTTTGGTGAATACCCTTGGCGGCGGTGCTGATGCTCTCAAAGCAATGACAGAAGAGGCTGAACATCTGGGTCTCACTCTCTCCCGCACTGACACGGCTCAGATGGAGGCAGCGAATGATGCTATAACTAGGCTCAAAGGTGTTTTCGAGGGATTGACTAATCAACTGGGTCTAGCGTTTGCGCCAATCATCACCTTTGTTGCCGACGGACTCCGGCAGATGGCGTTGGATGCTTCCGACTTTGGCAACATTGGACAAAAAGTGGTAATGGCGGTGGTTCGCGCATTTGGTTTTTTGCGAAACATCCTGCATATAAACCAGATATTTTTCACGCAATTGAAGCTGGGCGTATTGCAGTTAGCAAATGCCCTCGGTCAAAGGCTAACGCCAGTCCTCGATTTTTTTATCAACCGCTTCAACGACATGGCAAACAGCATGGTTGGCGGTCTGCTTGGTATGGAGGCAATTACCACAACAGGGGAGCAGTTGGTCGGTGCTTTGCCTGCGGCTATATCCGAGACAGAAGCCGCCTTGGAGAGTCTAAAAAACTCAAATCCTGGGTCAGAACTGGTCGCTGGAATAGAGGAGTTCATATTAGCTAACAGAAGGGCTGCGGAGTCATTAGCTGTAGTGAGGGAGGCTGCCACAGGTGCAGGCGGTGCCGACATCTCAGCGCCAAACTTTGTTGATCGTCTCAACGAGAGCTTAACCAAGTTACAAGAAAGCCTGCCAACAGTTCAGCAACAAATAGATAGCTTGGCCAAGACCACGATGAAGAACATGAGCGACAGCTTGATGGGTGTGGTTAAGGGCACGGTGAAACTGAAGGACGCATTCAAGCAAATGGCTGCGAGCTTAATCATGCAGGCCATTCAGCTATTCGTGATTGACAAGATAACGGGCGGATTTGTGTCGTTTGCCAAGGGTCTAACCGGCAAAGCCATCGGTGGGCCTGTTCAATCTGGTCAACCATATATGGTCGGAGAGCGTGGGCCTGAGATGTTCGTGCCAAATCAGTCTGGCTCTATCATTCCAAATAAGAAGATGGGCGGGGGCGTTACGGTAATCAATAACGTCGATGCTCGTGGGTCTGGCGCTGACGTAGATCAGAAGATCAAATTCGCTATGGCCCAGTCTAGCCAACAGACTATAATGACGATTCAAGACCTGATGCGTCGGAGACGGTTCGTATGACCACATTCACATTTCCTAGCATCACCCCCACGACGAACACGTTTGAGCTTGTAGCTAACACAAGGACGTTTCAAAGCCCACTGACTAACGCGATACAAACGACATCGCGCAAGGGTTCTTTGTGGCGAGCTAGTCTTCAGTTCAATAACCTATCAGGGGCTGATCGCAAGGTTCTGCAAGCCTTCGTGGTGAAGCTAAACGGGCAGCAGCATCGCTTCACATTACAAGATCACTCACACACCTTGAGGGGAGCGGGTGGCGGCACATTAAGAGTCAAAGGTGGTACTCAATCGGGTACCACTTTGGTTTGCGATGGTGCAACTCCGAGCGTGAATAATTACCTCAGAGCGGGTGACTACATCTCGTTTAATAACGAACTTCACATGGTTACAGAAGACACGAATTCAAACTCTATCGGTGAGGTCAATTTGTCAATCGCACCGCCCATAAGAAAAGTGCCATCTGATAACATCGAAGTTGATTATACGGCTCCGGTGACTGGTGTATTTATGCTTGCTGGCCCTGCATCCTGGGATACGCAGACAGACATAACGTCCAGCTTCAACATTGAGGCGGTCGAGGACGTTCTAGCATGAGCCGTGGTTTTCCTGCCAATGTCCTGACCGCTCTGGCATCGCAACACGTTGCACTGGTCACGTTTGCTGAATTGCAGTTCCCATCTGGGACGATTTACTTGCACAACTCCATCGGTACTTATACATGGGGTGGGCAGGACTGGCTGGGCGTGGGTGACTTGGGGGAAATCAGCCAGATTGAAGAGGGCGCAGACGTTAGCCCTTACAAAATTACACTCTCGCTCTCTGGGTTAGACGCGACCATCTCAGGTGCCGCGCTCACCGAAGACTACTACATGCACCCTGTAAAGGTTTATCTGGGTGTGTTGGACGCAGATGATGCGTTGCTCGCTGATCC